ATCATGTAGGCAGTAATCATGTCATCACTAATGCCATAGAGACTCTTAAGTTGACCACGGATTCCTGAATCAGTTGTTTGCACGAAATCTCTATATGCTTGGAATACATTTGCTACATCAACATTTGTATAGTTGTTTTGTAGGAATGTCTGGAAATCGCTTGTTTGATCGTAGAAACCTTTTGGTGCATTATAGGAAGTGAGAACCTTTTGGTATTCATCTTCCATACCAACGATAGTTTTTTCATCTAATGAACGATATCCAGCCTTGATACGAGCTTCATTAACCTTACCGAATCTTTCATAGTAAGGTGCTGTTTGGATTAGTTGTAGATAGAAACCTTCTGTGGTTGTAGGTATCTCATCAAACTTCTTACCACTTCGGTCTACGCCTTCTCCTTTGAAAATATCGGAGATTACTTTACCGAACTCTGGAACACCCATCTGGGTAAATCGTTCTGTAATAATGTCATATGCAGACTTGCGTTCTTTGGCTAACTGCTCAAGTTTTGCTTGCTCGGCAGCTTTCTGTTGAGCAGTAAGTTGTGCTTGGAAACTAGCCATTGATTTTGCAAGGGCTGCATCGATAGCCTTCTGCACATCTTCTGGAGTCATTCCCGGTGTTGAGGTATCTGGTGCTGGAGTATCTGTATATGTTCCATCGCTGTAATAAGTACGAATTACACGATTGGCACCGGATCCAAGAATCTCAGTTCTTACAACAGTTTTACCTGTTGGAGTTCCAATAGTCTCGGTAGTTCCATCATCATATGTGATGGTTACTGTTCCATCGGCATTAGTCTTACGAGAAACTTCTTTTTTACCAGTTGAATTTTTAGTTCCTACGACTTCTGTTGATCCATCATCATAGGTAACTGTAAATGTGCCATCACCGTTATCTTTACGGCTTACTTCTTTTTTGGTTTTGTTTCCATCAGTAGGAATTTCTGAGGCAGCAGCAGTAGGGGTTACACCTGTAACATCGGTAATCTTTGTATTGGTCTCATCATACTTACGGAATGAACCAATATCAAATACACCTGTTGGACTTGCAACATTTGAAACAGGATTAGATCCAGTACCTAGACCTGCACCAGTACCTGCTTGGCTTGCACCATAAGGATTGTTTGATGTATTTGGTGCAGTAATTTTTACTGTAGTACCACTATAAAGGACAGTTTGACCAGCAGATGCACGAGCTGCAAGAGTTGGATTATCAGCAAGAATCTGTGCAACAGTAGTTCCATTTGCTTTAGCAATACCAGATAAGGTATCGCCAGATTTAGCCTTTACTTTTTCTGCCATGTTATAGTCCTAACATATCCTTGAGTTGTAATGTAATTGTGTCTGCCTTACCACGAGCATTAGATGTGAATTGCCAACGGTTATCTTTGAACAGGCTTTGTTCAAACATCCATAAAGGAACTGTCTCATAAGAGGTTGCAGAACCCTTAGCATCTGTAATCGCCTTACCCTGCATAGCCTTGCGGATTGTAGGATCTTCAAGATCTATACCACCCTCTGGGATTTCCAGAATACGAACCATTGCTTGGATGTATGGGCTGGCAATAGCCAACGGAGATTCTCCATTAAGGATTCGATCACGGAAAGCAGGGAAAGCTGCAACAGCCTGTTGACGAAGATTCTCATCAATCTGCTCATTACTAGAATCTCCAAGGAAAACATTCTTGGCAAGATTAGTTGCTGCTTCATCAGTAATGGATAGACCATACTGACGATACTTAGTCTGCACCATCAACTTATTTGAATTGATCTGTTGTTGAACCTGTGGCTGAGATAGATACTTATCTGTCTTGCGGATACCCTTTTCAAAGTCTGCAAGGTTTGTAGACTTAGTCAATAACTGCTGGAATAAAGGATCATTCACAGAGAACTGTGAAGCAGCCATATTAAAGTTTTTAGTATAAGTCTGGATATAGTCAGCAGCAGCTCTATCGAAGTCAAGACCTGCTTTCATTGCACGAGCAATGTCTGGCTTAACAGTTTCTAACTGATACTTTTCGATAGACTTAAGACGAATCTGATATTGAACTTCATCCTTGTCTACTACCTTTGCAAGAAGCTGATCTCTAAAAGAGGTCTCTTCTTCTTTGGTTAAGGTAATACCATTAGATAAAGCGTAGCCACCTACTGTTGCATTAACTCTCTGATTAACATCTTTATACCAAGCAGTATTACGAAGATACCCTTCAACATTTCCGGGTAATTCATTAGCCTTAGCAAACTTAATCAAATCGTTATAGATCGTAGGATAGTTAGACTTGAAGTATTCAAGTAGATACTTTGATCCATAGGTTCCAAGAGTTGACTCTTGTGCTGTTGTTAAACCTGTGCCTTCTTCAGCAGTAGCTGTGGCAAGGATTCCATTGTTGTATTTTTTACCATTATAGGTTCCGGTAAATGGGCTACCATTTTTGGTAAGTGGCTTATTCTTAGTTCCACTACCTGCATAGGTATCTTTACCACTACCCTTATTATTAACAACTTGATTACCTTGGTTATCAGTAACTACAGATTGTTCTGTGTCTAAAATTTTAACATCTGGAGTTAAGACTTGACCCGATACACTCATTGGGGTTTCAAATGGTCTGCTACCAAAAGGAACATCATTAGCAGATTGATTACCTGCAACTTTACCTGTCGAGATTAACTTTCCTTTTGCATCTACAGTTAATACACCGCTAGATATGTCGGTTGACTTCTTGATAAGATCTGCTTGCTCATTAACTAATTTATTGTATTTATCAACTAATGATTTAAGGTTGGCAGGTTTTCTTGCACCTGCTGAAACAAGGGCTACTTCACGAGTAATCTGATTCTTAAGCTCATTAAGTTGAGGAACTAGACGAGTAGCAGAAACATTAAACCCTCTTGCAGCTTCTTTATTTCTAGCATCAATCTTGGCAGCCTCGGCTGCTGCTTTGGCTTTTTGAGTAGCGGCAGCAGTAGCTGCACGAACTCTTTCAGCTTGGGCTAAGAGTTCATTAATATCAAGCTTTTCTGCCATTAGAACTCACCTGCCAATCTACCAATAATGTCGCCATATCCATTGAGTCTCTTATCTACAGCCTCGGCTTCTAAGGAAGGTGTTCCCATAATTGCTTCTTCAATAACTTGTTGTGTACCTGCTGCACCAAGACCACCTGTAGTGGTAGAGGTATAAACTCCCGGTGCTGTCATGGTTTGTGTGGTAACAGATGGGCTTGCTTTCTCGGCGATATTTAATGCCTCAACTAACATCTTAGTTTCTTTAGATGAAGGATCACGACCAAGAATTGCTCGTAAACCATTCTGAGCAATACCACGAGCTGAAGCAGGATCAGAAATATTATAGGCAATATTCTTGGTTGGGCCAGTTGCACCTCGTTGTAATTCACCCGATGCAATCTTTGCAATCATCTCTTGATAAGTAAGACCACCAGCAGAGTTAGCCTCTGCAAGTAATTCACGAAATGCTTCAGTATCTTTCTGACCCCAGTATGCTGTCTGGAAAGCAGACTTATCTAGAAAACCACCTGCAACCAAAAGAGACTTAACTTGGTTCTGATCTTGCAAAGTAGCAAGATCACTATTCTTGATAAACATTGCTTCTTCGTTAGTTGCTGTATAAAGGGCTTTGTAGATCTTGCCTGTTACATCAACCTTCTTACCAGTAGCTGGATCGGTGTAAGTAACACCGGGTCTAAAAACATTTGTTCCCTTTGCAGGAAATGCAGAAGATGAAGCATATGGATTGCCTCCAACAGCAGGTGCCTGAATTACAGGTGCTTTGGTATCAGGTATGTTTGGCTGCGGATCTATTGAATCCGGAATGCCATCTTTATCTGTATCAAGTGCCATTAATTATTTCCTGTCTCGGTAGCAAATACACGCCAGTACATTACGGAAAATTCTGGGTGTTCTGCGATGATCTGATAAGCAGATTGATTTAACCAATCAGCCACATTGGCTACTGATTTTGCAGTAAGACTCTTAAATCCTCCTGCGGCAGCAGACTGTAATGCTGCATCACGATATAACAAGAACTTAGCCAAACCTTTACCTGTCTCAGTTTCTGCAAACTTTGGATTATCCAATGCTGCCGTTACTTCTTTGACAAGTGTCTCACGAGGAACACCAGCAGCTCGGAAGTCTGGCTGTCCACCAAACTCATCATCAAGTGCTGACTTCAAGGTTAAATAAACCTGATTAGCCATCTTTGGATCTGCACCCTGTCCAACAGCAGTTGTCATATCCTGTTGCAGTTTAGCCTTACGAGCTGTGTAAACATATCGGGCTGCTTCCAACTGCATTTCAGCAGGTGATAAACGGAAGCGTTGTCCACGCTGTTCCTGCCATTTAGCAAACTCTTGTGAGTATTGTCCACCGGGGAAGAATAAAGCAAACGCATTAGGGAACTGATTGGCATCATCACGGTTGTTTGAATAAAACTTCCATGCATCATCAGTAGGTGTGATACCACCACGAGTTCCTGATACCAAAGCAAAGAGTGAGTTATAGCCATACTTCTCTGCCCACTTAGCAACTGCCAACTCATATGAGTCTGGGTTGTTTGCTCTGATCTGCACGAAGTCATTGAACATCAATGCTTGCACATGGAACTCGCCAGTCTTGTCTTTAGCAAGAATCTGTGGAGAGATAGCTCCCGGAGAAAGGTTCTGGGTAATACCACGCCATAGGGCTAGGACTCGATTAACTCGACCAGCATCTTCAAGCAATGCAGCCTGAGCCTGACCATCTAATGGGAAATCTCCATACTCACCAGTAGAAGCAAGGTATGCCATCAATGGTCGTAGGGTAGAGACATTCTTTGCCTCATAAGAGTCCATACCAAGGCCATAGAGGATACGAGAGGCCCACGCTGGGGTAAAGGTCTCAACTATTCCCATCTTGCCTTCAGGGGCTCCGAATGGGTAAATGATGTCTCGCAGTTGATCTGCGATCCAACCATTCTGGTTCTTGATGTATCTGCCCAAGGAAAGCTGAATAGCAGGGCCTACGCCCGGCAGTAGTTCATTAGAGAATGCAAGGTTAAGAGATGGGATAGAAAGTGATACCGGCATTCCCGGCACCTTCTCACCTGTAACTGTTCCAAGCATTGCACCAAGAATGTTGCCAGCAAGTGGCATAACTAATCTTGGATCTCCATATGTAGGATCCTTATAGATAAATCCTTGTGATGGGTCGTTCCAGTTATCACCCATCCACTCATAAAGAACGCCAGTTTCTGGAGTGGTTAGATACTCAAAAGCATTGGCACCTTTATAGGTACGAGCTTTACCTTGTAGACGGAATGTATTACCTACATCTTTGGTAATTAACTTACCCCATACACCAAGTGTGTTAGCCCATGCTTGAATGAACGGTGCTACCAAACGGAACTGAGCTGCATACTGCTTTTGACGAGTAGCATCATAATAAAGCTTACGGACTTGATCAGCAGCATAACGCTGTCCTACTGCATCTATATCAGCCTTAGCTAAACCTCGATCATCAAGAGTCTTAATTGCCTCACGCATACGAACTAACGCTGGGTTAGTAGTTCCGGCTTTAACACCAAAGACTTTGATGTTTCTTAATTCTTTTTCTGCGACCAACAGAATATCTTCTGCATCTGCTTTACTAAGAAGATTAAAGTTATCTGCAACGCCATTCCAGTATTGCTGTTGGAACTCTGGGCCTAAAGCACCACGCTTTTCTAGCTGTGCAGATAAACGGAAGAATAGGTTTGCACCTCTATCCCATTGACCACGAAGAGAAGCAACTGCACGAATATCATCGGCAGGAAGTTTTAATTGACCGATAGCAGAGGATACATCTGTGGTCTGGCGGTAGTCTTTAAGAACCCTACCAAGCCATACATCCTTAGATGTAGTTCCCTTTGGATCAAACTTCTGAACATCTCCTGCAACATCACGAAGTTGCTTACCTGCAATAAAGTCACGAATCTCAGCTCGACCTGCTGAAAGATTATCAATGCCCTTAGATACAGTACTAAAGTATGCAGCCATTGCTTGCTTGGCTATAGATTCATCGGCACTTAACATCAATGCACGATTAGTCTCATCGACCTTAGCAATCTGCTCACGAAGCAAACGACCTTGCTTAGTCTCAAACATGAAGTCAACAATCATCTTGTCGTAGTCACGAGAGAGATCAAAACCTTGTGCTTGTTTCTTAGCAAGAAACTCTGGATATTCTGAGAACCAATACTTTGGCTTTCCACCGGGTTGACGGAGGTATCCACCAAGACCACCTGCTGCTAAACGAGCAAGAGATGATTCACGATACTGAAGGATTGCTCCAGCCCATGCACGATTGAATCCTTTTTCCGTGGAGTCAATAAATCTCATACCAGTACGAAGTGCTTGAGACAAGGACATAGTTCCTTGACCAACACCCATACCAATACCACGAGTCATCATTGCAGCAAACTGGTCTGCATCAGAAAGTAAAGCACCCTTGAAGCTAGATACATCTACATCTTTAACAAGTTCATCGAAGCGAGTGCCGAAAACATTCGTATCGTATCTAGAGAACTGACTTAAGAACTTTTTAGATCTGCTTCCTGCTGGATTACCAAGCATCATTCCAATAAATTGCAATGGGTGATTAAACAAGGTAGATGATCCACCAAGATATGCACGAACCTGCATATCACCAATGTTTCTGATTACATAAGAAACACGATAGACAAGAACTGTCTGCTTAAAGAAAGAATCTAATAGATCTGTGCTTACTGCTCGGAACTGCTGTGCTGATGCGTTCCTCGAGAGGAATCTAGTCTTTCCGGTAAGTTGCCTAAAGGAGTCGATATCAGGCCACTTAACAAAGTTTGAAAGCTGAGAATCGAGTAAGGGGTCAAGAGATGAGAGCTTAAGCTTTTGTCCATCGATAATGTGTTCTGCTCCCGATGCTGTGTTTCCATCAACTTGAGCCAAAAACCTTCTGTTAGCATCTTGTTCTTTCTTGAATACTCTTGCTGCATCATCAAGAAGTTTAATCTGTTCTTCGGTTAGATTAGGTGACTTCTCTTTGACCAATGTTTTAATTGTGTCAATAAAAATATTAAATCGTTCTGTAGATGTTGTAGCAGCCATCATGGCTTTTACAGAATCCTGTTGCAACTTTGGAGATGCCTTAAGGAATGGCAATGTGTCATTCATCTGCTTGACAAGTTCATCAACATCATCAAGATGAATCAAGTTCTTTGTAGGTGAGAATCTACCAAGTGGACTTTCTTTGATTGCTTTATAGCCTTTGGCAGAAGCATCAAGGAAGAACTTCTCAAATGCTGCATGATGCAACTTAAGAGAGTTAGGTGCAAAGATTCCAGACTTAAACTCTAATGCACGAGATGTAGAAGCAAGTCCAAGTCTAGTTCCAGTTGAGATATCTAGTCCTGCTTCACGAGCAAGTATCTGGATTACTTCTTTCTCAGATGTAGCAGCAGCTAATCGCTTGGCTGTATCTACTGATAGATCGCCATTAAAGGCTCTCCATACATCATAGTAATCTTCTGGCCCATAATGAACTGCAACCATCTTGGCAACATTCTGACCCAATGGGCCAAAGAATGCCTTTGCTGCTTGCTGATAATTAATGATTGACTTCTCGCCAATATTAAGCAAACCAAACTCTGCCTCAAGTGCAAGTCTTTCTGCACCTTTAGTCTGAGTTATCTGCTCAAGCAAAGCCTTCTGTTGAACGATACGATCTTCAACCATCTTGAGATTATCTGTGTAAGCCTTGTTGGCTTTTGCATATTCATCATCAAGCAAGACTTTAACTTTAGTTACTTCAGCAAGATCTTCATCTAGTGCAGCAATCTGCTGTTGGACAGTTAGACGAGGTGCAGCAGCAGCTTGGGTAAGACCTTCAACTTGTTGTGTGATACCTGTACGAGTTGTAGGTGCTTGTAAGCCAAAGTCACGGACATCTGGCGATGCAATAGCATCAGCTTGTAGTCGAGCAAAGTCAGATAGTTTTGCATCAAATGGATCTACTGCTCTTGGAAAGTAAGCGTATCCGCCACCACCAACACCACGAGTTGCACCAACATTCTCAAAGCCTTGGATACCAGATCTTTCGTAGGCTAAATATAGTGAATCTACTATGCCAGCTCTTTGAGCTGCGGAAACAAGTTCAGCATGAGTTGCACCGGGTGTATCGATAACATCAAGAACACCTTGCAATTTAGATTCTTGGATACCTGCTGCTGTGCCAACATCAATTAGGTTAGATCCAATTTCATTACCTACACGAGTAGCCTGTGGAGAATCTCCAGCTTTAACAAGAGCAGTCCACTTAATAAGTTTTGGCTTCTGCTTTGCAGCAACTCTAACAACCACATCTGCACCGGCACGAATACCTTGTGTTGCAGTTCTGGCACCCTTCTTAAGGGCTGCTTCTTCTAGAGTGTGAACAAGTCCGGGAGCTAAAGTTTCTTGACGAGCAAGAGTCTGAGCAGATTCTGCAACTACATCAAAACCTTTATCAAGAACTCCTTGAACTTCTGCTGCACGACCAGCATTGTTAAGTTCAAGACGGAAAGCAATTAGCTCTTCAGCCTTACGCTTATCTCCAACAAGTTGTTCTGATCTAGTGGTTTCAGACTTGAGTGCAGTAAATAAATCGCTTCTCTTGGTAGCAAGTTCACCATAGGTAGCATCAAGTAAATCGTTTTCCCATTTAGCAGAATAGACTAAATCACGATTACGAGATAACTCTGGTAGTAAAGCTTGATAATCATCTTGAAGTTTAATGAGGTCGCCTTCAAGCATTTTGAGATTACCTGATGCAGCTTTGCCTCCAGCACGAACCTTCGCAAGTTCTTCTGCCATATCTTCGGCTTCACGAATGACAGCCTTGATAGGTGCTTTCTTTGCCTCAGCAGCTCTTGCTGCTGCCTTTGGGCCAACACGAAGTGTGACTCCAACTTTCCCTGCTTCTTTACCGATTTTGAGTAAACCAACACCGGGAACATAAGTTAAAGGATCAAGACCAAGGTTAAGAATAAATCCAGAGACTGCTTGGAATGTACGAGCTGCTTTAGTTTCAGGATCATCAAAGAGTGCTTGAGTTAATCCTGTGGAATAAGTCCAAGGAACTCCACCCTTCATCTGTGGGCCAGCAGCAATCTTTGCCTGTAGCAAAGCCTTACCTACTGCGGAGTTTGGATCTGCACTAAGAAAACCTGTGCCTACATCAATGCGACCATCTTTGAATAACTGTGCCAATGCTTGACCAGTTTGAGTCTCATCAAAAGTATTAGAAAGTGGTCTACCTGCTACAGTATTTCGAATGCTTGCTTCGAGCATTTCAAATGGTGTAGATAGCAACATGAAAGCAGTACGAGTAAGTGGAGCAAGAAAGTCAGCAGGAGAACCTTTAGCAACTTTGTTCTGCTCTTTTAATTTAGCAGCAGCAGCCTTAGCTGCTTCTCTTTGCTGATCAACAAATGCCTGTCCATCCATAGTTGCAGCAGCAGTTGCTGTCTGTCCGTATGGTGTAGCACCAGCTTTAGTAAGTCCAAGGACAACACCAGCAGATGCATTTGGATACGCTTTTGCCATGCTTGCAACCTGTTGAGCAAATTGTGGATTTAGAAATCTGCCCTCTTGTTGCCGTCTATAAGTTTCATATTCAGGAGTTCCGGGTAGCGGAATGTTTCCAACAAACCCCGGTAGCTTTCCTGCACCTTTAAGGCCACCGATCTCCGCCATTAACCACGACCCTGTGCCTTAACTTGGGCAGCTAATCTGGTCAAATCTGGATCTGGATATAGCTCTGCTAAAGATAAAATTAACTGTGCAGTTTGATCTACTGCTTGTGGTGGAATAGGCAATGCCTCTGATCCACGACCCGGGCCAAAAGATGCACCATCTGTAATAGGAACATCACGATTTGGGTTAGGTGTATTAAAATTTAATGTTGGTCTTGCCATAGGAACTGCGTTAGCAACTGCACCCATTTGTGCAGCAGATACTTCAGAGGCTGCCATACTTACACCGGGAGCAGTTTGAAGGGCCATTAATTCTCCACCTTCACCATAAGCTCCACCGGGGATGTACTGAGCTGCTTGCTTACCTGTGTATGCTTCAGCCATCTTTGTTAGCCTCCATTTTTTCAATATCCTTGGAGAACTTTTCCCACATGTATCGCTTCTTAGATTCGTTTACTGAATGTGAATAAACAATCTTAGATATCAAAGAGAAAAATTCCGCAAAAGAACTACTAATGTTATACATCAACGCAGAGATTGCGTATAAAAAATCTATCCTTTTAGCAGGTCTTGCCAATGGAAACATATCTTCAAGTTCATCAAACTCTTCGTCTGAATCCATTGGCAGACCTCCTATAAGTTGTTACTTAACTTTCTTGCCACCAGCAGATGCAGCCTTGCCTGTTTGACCAAGCTTTTGCATTCCTGCCTTGCCCTTTGCAGATCCTTTACCCTTTTTAGGGCCAAGAACTGATGCTGGGGCGACTTTGCCTTTCTTAGTTCCGAACATATGTTCCTCCTGTTGGATTAAGCAGCCCCAGTTAGGGCAGCTAATAGTTGTGCCATTTCAGGTTGACCACCTTGTGCTAGATCCGTTCTTCTTGAGAACTGTCCGGGCCCAGCAACCATTTGGGAGCCAGCAGCCGGGGCCGCTCCCGGAACCATACCCATAGGTGATGGTTGCGAAGCACCGGGGGCCATCGCAGAAACTGCTGGCTGTTCTTGCGGAGCAAATGCACTAGCGACTATCTGCTCCAAAGTTTCACCCTTTTGACGACCATTAATGATGTCAGCAATACGCTTGACAGCTTCTGTTGGATCGCCACCTTGGGTAGCAAGCATAGGAATAGCTGTTGCATATTGCGATACAGCATTCCTAAGTGAATCTCTGAGATCTTCAATGTCAACTCTTTGTTCTTCTTGTGTGACATTGATTGAGAATGGAAGGTTTCTGCGTAGGAAGTCACGGCTAATAAGTTTATCGCCACGAAGTTGTAGACCAAAGATGGCTGCACGATTAGGATCAAGTCCTGCCATCAAACCATATTGAACATCAACGGTGTAATCACCCTTGATATCACGAGCTGGTGTGTAAGTTAATTCGTAAGGGGTGCCATCATCGGTACCACGAATAGTTTTACGATCGTTACTGAATATCTTCTCATCTGCTTCAAAAGCAATACCGATAAGGTTAACTAAGAAACGAGCAAATACTGCTTGTGCTGCTTTTACTTGTGAATCAAAGCCACCCATAAGGGCTTGAACACCACGACCGGTAACGATAGATGCATCAATTTGTCCGGTACGACCCTCTGGATAACGAGATCCCATACGAAGCTCTCGTTCCAATGCTGATGATTCAGCGAATACACCCGATGGAAGTTCGATAGGAACTCTACGGATTCTCTCTGGAGTGTTAGAACGAAGCAAAGCATCAGGGCCAAGAGCAAACTCTTGGACATCTGGTGGAATAGCAATCGGTGCTTCTACCGATTTCTTGGCAGCTTCTAGTTGCAAGAGTGCAAAGCGAGCCTTAGCCATCTGCACAGGTAATACATCATCGAACTGACCACGAGTTTGACCATCAACAGTTGGGCGTTCGGCTACATCTATAAGAACTTTACCGATAAGGTTAGGGGTATTAGATAAAACTAGGTTATCAAGATCTGGAATGAACAACATATCCTGATCTTTATCGTGATAATGAATTAGATTAACTACTGCACTTTGACCACGATACTTCTGACGAATCTTATTTGTGTGTTCTGGGTATTGATAAACGATGGATTCAGTATCCATAAACATATTACGAGATACACAGGTTACAGATCCAAAACGATCCTTCTCATAATAGAGACCAAATGGGTCAAGCAGACGGATTCTTGGGTTATTTGTTTCAAAATCAATATCAATCATTCCAGCACAGAAGCCATAGGTGTAATACCAGTCGGCACCTGCATACATCTGGAGCTGTAAATCTGACTTATTGGCGTAGTGATTAGCAATGCGTGTACGGATATCAGCCTTTTTACGAGCTGAATCTGAGGACATATTGGAAGAAGAGCAGTTAATTGAAGGTAGTGGGGCTGTTACTTCTGCTAGGTCACGAGCAGCGATATCGACCATGTTAGCGATGAGAGGTTTTGGATACTCATCTGAGAACTGACCAAAGAAAACATCTTGCATTCTTCCTTGACGGACAGCAAGTACATCAGCCATACGGCGATCACGATCCATATTGTTTCGTTTTAGCCGGTCAACTTTTGCTGCTATCTCTTGTGGAGTACGCATTCTTTAACCTATCTTTCGACTTGCAGCCCACTCGTCAAGGTTTACAACCGTTTGACGATTCTGGTCTGAACGAGTTAGAAACTCATTTTTCATAAACTTACCACCATAATCACCGAATTGGCAGATCTCTCTAGCTCTGATTTCGCAGAACCAAAGTGCCATAACCAAGTCAGTCTTATTCTTTGTCTCAGGAGACCAAGTAACAAGTTGATCAATTAACAACCTAATGCCTTCGTGCCTATCGGAAGGAAGGTGCATTAAGTTATCTCTATGATGCTTACCATTTGATTCAATAGAACCAAATAGTGAAGCCATTGCTGCTACACCAAAGCCGACATCCCACTTATTGCGAGATGTTGTATGTTCCCGGAGCATCACTCCACGGTTGGCAAGCCACATTCGTAGATTCTCATCTTGTGTCAGGTAGCCCTGAAAAGCGTTACGCTCAACCACCCATTCGGATGGTTTGTATTTGTCTGTGAATGTTGTGATGAGATCACGAATCGCTTGTGGCGAAGGCCGAGTAATTGTTGTCGCATCAAGTACATAACGCTTCTTGCGGCGGCGGTCTATTGCCATTACTACGGCTGCGGTGTCACCAACAATCGCTGGGTCAAGCCCTGCGACTATGGTAATTCCTTCTGTTGTCTCTGGGTGTCCGGGATTGCCGGGCACGATAGGGCCAATCATTCGCATACGATCGATTGAGCCTTTGACACAAACAACATTAAAAGTTGAATCTTCGTCAACATCTGCTTGCTGGTAAACCATAGACCAAGTCTTTGGGTCTAGGGCACCCCTTCGCATTGCAAGGTGGGTTCCATCCCAGCGAGGGTATAGACCATCTTCACCGGGTTCTTCTTCAGAACCTTGCCATGGGCGGTCTGTCTTAGGCCAAAGGGTTTTCCAGTCGGTTGGAGATTCAGAAAACTCTAGAACCGCCGGCATGGCTAGGTATGTCCACGGAGATTGACCTGTTGGATAGCGTTCACCGTTACGGAGTTCTCTATACAGGTCGATGGAATCCACTCGGGTTCCTAAAACTAAAAGCTTACCGGTGGGGCCAAGACGAGTTAAAACTTCTTGTTGGATCCAACGGATATGTTTTTCATACTCATGAGCATTGCTCATAGTCACACAGTCGTCAAGAATAATTAAATCAGCTCTCGCACCATAGACCTGACCTCCAATACCGATGGCTTGGATGGTTGGGTCTTTCTGGTCAGAGTCACGGAGTTCATCTCCAAGATAGACCTGTGTTGCTTGCCATGTAGCAGACTTAGACTTAAAGCCAGAACCGGCAGCGTAGGCAAGTTGTAGCTTCTGCCACGATGGGTGGGTAAGTCTTTGCTTGATAGCGTAAATAAATTCTGTTGCCTTCTGCTGACTCTTCGAGACAATCATGATACGGACATTGGGATCCATACAGATTCGGTAGACCGGATAATCTATCGAGGTAGTCATAGACTTGGCGTGTTCTGGGGGCACATTCACCAGAACATATTGGGGGCGACCCTTTTCATACTGCATGGATGTGTGAAGCCACGCTGGGTCTCGACCTTCTAAGAGATCGATAATGTTCATCTGATGTGGAAAAGTCTCGGCCTCTAGGTATTCCTTGCGGAACTCACGGAAAGGCATCGTGAGAGAGTCGGCGGATTGGATTCTGCCCTTGGATACTCTGGCAGCTCTAATCTTGTCGGCGTTCTCTTTGAACTCTTTGTCGCTGGAACGGTAATACTCCCAGAGCTTTACTGACCGACCGACAGCCCTCATGGCTTCTTCGACCGTATAACCTTGCGTTAGGTAGCCAAGCACTTTCGCTTTAGTTTTGGCTGCCTCTTCTTGGCGTTTTGTCATTGGATCCCTAGTGTAGTTTTCATTGGATTAACAGTCTGTGGATAAAGCTGTGGATAAGTAAAACGGCAGACCTGTCCAAACTCACTAGGAGTTTGTTTGGGGGCCTCCAGTCGTTGGAAACTCCTTCCGGCCCCTAAGGCCGGGTAGGTCGTCTATTTACCTACTCGGTAAATATCCTCCCTACTATGTATAAGCCGGGATAAGTAGGTTTTATCCCACTAAATATGCTGTGATTTATGTCACAGTTAGCCCAATGTAGTTAAAACCCACTCCCACCAGCACTTTTACAGCTCTTGATCCTATCAAAAATATTTTTCTGGGTACATATACATGGGCCCCACCGCCAGTTAAAGCACTCGGGTCAATTTATCCCATGCGTGTCTAACCCCTTACTTTACATAATACATATTATCGGCTAACCCTTATGCCCTCTTTTCTAGGGGCTGGCAGGGCATGACATGGGCTCATGATTAGGGGGCTTCTTAAGTTCCCCCTTTTAGTAATCGCCTAAGAATCAAGGCAGGGAATCAGAGAGAGAAGGGGGCAGACATAAGGGCAGGGCAGGGGATAAGGGCAGGGCTAAGGGGCAGGGCAGACCCCTAGAAAGGGGGGCAGAAA